AGATGGATAGATATGCGAAATGAACCTTGGCAAGCTGCTTATGATAAGGCATTAGAGGAAGGTGAAGTTTTTGAATTTGGTCAAGATGAAGAGGCTGCGTCAAAATTTGCTCATGGAAGTTGGAAACCACCAGGATTACTTGGGATACTAATAGGTAAAGAATAACTTGTCTAATTTCGATATTAATAACTATATTAAGAGTGATGATTCTTTAGATTATCAAAAGATTTATAAAGATATGGAAGAAATAACGGGTTTCATGGCTCAGAAAAGAAGAGAAGACCATTACCATACAGTCGTCGGGCTCTATGAGAGTCGTAAAAAGGGCGAAATCCTGTACAATGCAGGCAGTAAAGCTGATCCCAATGAAGTTCCGTTTTAGAGGGGCCCCTCAATTTTTTCCCGTTGATAAATGGGCTACGAACAATACCATGAATAAAAGGATAAAAGGGTATGATGGAAGTGTATATGGAATACGGTGCGATTGGCATCATAGTATCATTATTCGTAATGATGATTATGAATCTAATCAAAAGCCAAAAAACACAAAATGAAGATTTAGACCAGATAAGGGTTGATATTGGAAGAATTGAAGGTACAATTGAGAACTGTGAGTCTATTATTTTGAAAATGCTAGACCGTTGGAACAAGTCTGACGATACTAGCCAGAGACATCGTGAGGACATTGTGAAAGAATTGAACGATGTTACTGATGATCTGGCCTATTTGAAAGGCAGAATTAACGGGAGAAACACATAATGCCTCATCCAATGGGGTGTATTGATTGTGATAAGCCTGCTACTGTAGTTGATAATGGTGTTTATTATTGTTATGGATGTTCTCTGAAAAATAAAGAAAAACCAAAGGAAGATAAAAAAAATGGTTAGTTTAAAACAAATGAAAAGCCTTATAGAAGATGTTTGTACAGGAATGGGGGAAAAATTTGCCTCTGATTCTGCAATAAATCTAGTTCTTGCTACTGGTATTGTCGAAAGCCGTTATGAATATATACGTCAAATGGGAGACGGCCCCGCTAGATCATTTTTCCAGGTAGAAGCAGCTACTGCTGTAGATAACCTCGCTCATTATCTCAAACATCGTACAAAGTTAATGGCTAAGTGCGCAAAAGCTAGTGTAGTAGATATAAAGCATTGGCAGAACTTTGATGAAAAGAAATGGGAAGAAATACTTGAAAAGAATATAGCTGCAGGTATTGTACACTGTAGATTAAAGTATTGGAGAGTACCAAAAAGAATGCCTAATAGTATAGAGGGTCAGGCAAATTATTGGAAAAAATACTACAACACAGAGCAGGGAGCTGGCGATCCTGAGCACTTTATTGAAGTTTGTAATAAATATTTAAGATAAGGAGTCTATAATGGCTAAAGCAAAAAAAGCAGCGGAAACTGTAGAGAAAGTTGCTAAGAAAGTAACTAAAAAAGCTAAAGAAGTAGCTGAAACAGTAACTCGTGGTGTATTTACCCAAAGAGGTAAATAACTCTATTTGTGAGATACGAAGTAGTATCTGGAAAAGAATACCCAGTTTATTCACGAGAAGAAGCGGATGAACTGGGTTTGTCGTATAAACACCCTTACGAAGTTTCTGAGGGTGAGTATGGCATCTCCTCAGATGGAGAAGTTTCTATATGTTTAAAAAGGAATGAACTGAAGACTGGGGTCTTGGATGTAAAGTATCCATGGGGCCCATCTTTTGTTAAATCTACTGATAGCAAGGTTAAGTCTGAAGGAAGAGTCAATAACTATACTCATTCTGGAAAGAATAATCGTGGTAAATTTATAAAGACTAGCGATGCATTCCAAAAGCTAGCACACCTCATGGCACAACCTGGAATGAACAAGGAAGCTGCCATAAAAATGGTATATGGTCATGTACCAGATTCAAAAAGATATGCAATAAGAAAAACAATGAGAACGGAGGACTTTAGACAAATGACTAAAGACGAACTAGATAAAATAGTTGAACAATTCCCTATAGGGAAAATGGATACAGCTAAAGCTCTAGCTGCAGTACTTCAAAGAGTAATGGATTGGGATGGAGATGATATGGGTAAAGATGGTGATCCTAAGATAGCTATGACTGTATTAGATAAGTTAATGGATATGAATGATATGAAGGGTAAGGGTAAAATCATTACTACTCAGCAGATAGAAGCTTCTACTGTTGAAACAACCTTAGCTGATATTCAAGAGAAGAAAAAACTATTCAAAGCAACCCAAACGGAGGAAACCAATGAGTTGGCAGAGACAACAGAAAAAGAAGAAGAGAGTAAACAAGAAGAAGCGTAATGGAAGCAATAATACAAAAAGGTCTAGAAAAAAATACTGATTATGAAGCAGCCTATGCTCTTGATAAGGAAAAACGAGAGTTTGAAAGAGATATGGGTTGGTTTGGTAAGTATTGTTTCCCTAAAGCACTTGCTAAGGAAACACCGCCTTTTCATAGAGATATATACAAGCAATTAAAGAATGACGATACTAAACGTGTTTTAATTGCTGCTCCTCGTGGAACTGCTAAAAGTACTGTATGTTCTTTAATATTTCCTTTATACAAGATAGCTTATAAGAAACCAGAGGATGATCTCTTTATGGTTGTTGTATCTGAGTCTCAAGCTCAGTCAATAAACTTCCTATCTCGTATTAAATACCATTTAGACCATAGTGAGAACTTTAAAGCAATATTTGGAGATTTTAGCTCTAGTACAGCGAGAAGATGGACTGGTACAGATATCATACTAAAGAATGGAACTCGTATTGTTGCTGTTGGTACTGGACAGAGGGTTCGTGGTTTTATTGAGGGAGATACAAGACCTAATGTTATTATAGTAGATGATTTTGAATCTGAATTGAATGCTTTTACCCCTGAGGGTAGAGCAAAGAACAGAAAATGGATGACAGAGGCTGTTATTCCATCCTTATCTGATGAGGGTAGGATAATAATGATTGGAACAGTTATATCTGAAGATTGCTTCTTGTATTGGGCAAAAGACAGTCCCTCCTGGGAAACATTGTGGTATAGTATATGGGATGATGACGAAAACAGTATTTGGCCTGAGAGATTCCCTAAAGATAGGATATTACAGATAAAGAGTGAATTTGAGAGCGTGGGAAATATAAATGGATTCTATCAGGAGTATATGAATATAGCTCAATCTCCTGATGATGCTCCATTCAAGCCAGATTACATACATTTACATCATTATGATTTTGAAAAAATAAACAGCCAACCTTGTTTGGTAAGGGAAGTAGGAGATGAAAAGAAAATTATACCAGTCGAACTCTATACTGGAGTTGATCCTGCATCTAGTCTTAGTGCCCGTGCTGACTATTTTGTTATTGTTACCATTGGTATTGATGCTGATAATAATAAATACATTGTCGATATCTTTAGAGAGAGACTCGACCCTGCGAAGCAACCTCAGAAAATTATTGAGATATATGAGAAATTCCATCCAAAGAGGATGAAGATTGAGACTGTTGCATATCAAGAAGCATTGAGAAGTTCCACAAGGGCTTTAATGCTTGAAAAGAATTTATATATACCTGGATTAGAAAAGGGTGTAAAACCACGGAACCGAAAGAGTGAAAGATTGTTATCATTAGTACCAGCATTTGCTAAAGGAGAGTTTTTCTTTAGACCTCAAGACCTTACAGCGCAGCAAGAGTTCTTATCCTATCCAAGAGGTAAGAATGATGATATTATGGATGCAGTTTGGACTGCACTTGAAGGATCAAGACCTTGTAGGATAAAAAAGGATGAATTTGACCCTAAAGAAGAACTTGAAATAAAAAGCAATAAAATACTTGACTGGTTAACTATGTAAGTGTTAATATTAAATGATGGCTTATAACTCAAAATCACAGAAAACTGGCAAAAAACTCGTTGATGAAACGCATGATATATGGAAAACATATTCAAAAAAGCGTGAAGTCTGGGCAAATCATGCTCAAGAAGATAGAGAATTTCGCCTTGGCAAACAATGGACAGCAGACCAAAAGAGGGTACTAGAGGAGAGAGGTCAGGCTCCATTAGTTGTAAATCGTATTCATCCAGCAGTAGAAGCAGCAAAAGCTTTAATTACTGCTAATAAACCACAATTCAGAGTATCGCCTAGAGAAGATAGTGATAATTCAGTAGCTCAAGCTATAAATGGACTATTGGAGTATATTTGGCAAATATCAGAAGGTAATACTGTATTAAGAAGAGTTGTAGATGATTATTATGTAACTGGGCTTGGATGTGCCTTAGTTGCTATAGACCCGATGATGGATATGGGTAAAGGTGAGGTTTGTATCCATGATGTAGACCCATTAGATGTTTATATAGATCCAAATTCGAGACATCCCTTTGCTGACGATGCAGAAAATATTATAATATCAAGATTGTATACAAAAGATCAAGCTAAGGCTTTATATCCAATGTATAAGAAGGCTATTAAGAATGCAGATACAGAGACTCACTTAACAGATAGGCCTCAGACTGGAAGAGAAGATGACGGTGAAACAACATGGCCTGAGTCTACTGAAACTCAAACAATAGCTAACTTTGGGGAAAGTAAAGAATATATAAGAGGTTATGAAAGATATTATTCTGTGATGGTTGACCATTATAGAGTATTTGAGAGCATGACTGGGGATGAAGACTTACTTACCGAGGAAGAATATCAGCAATATTTAAAGCAACCAGCTTGGATTATACAAGGACAATTAGTTGTAGAGCCTGAGCAGGCTCAAGCTGCTTTAGATCAGTTAAAAGCTCTTTATGAACAAAAAGTTCAAGAAGGTAGGGCTCAGGGGAATCCTGTTTTACCTAAAGAACCTGAAGTAGAGCAAATAACTTTTGCTGACCTTGTGGAGTCTGGAAAAATAGAATCGGTAATTGTTCCAACAAAAAGAATTAAACAATGCGTAATTATGGGCGATAAGCTTTTATATTCTCGTATCCTCCCTATTGATAAGTATCCACTTGTGTTCTTTATGAACCAACATACCAGAACCCCCTATCCTATGTCAGATGTTCGCATGGTTAAAGGTATGCAGGAATACATTAACAAAACGAGAAGTCTTATTATCGCCCATGCTACTACAAGTACAAATACAAAGATTTTAATACCATCAGGTTCGGTAGATATGAGGGAGTTCGAGCAGAAATGGGCTCAGCCTGGAGTAGCCATCGAGGTTGATTTTGATCAAGGGCAGCCAACCCCCGTTCAGCCGACTCCCCTACCGAACGAATTATATTCTAATGAGAATACTGCTAAAAATGATATAGACCATCAATTAGGTCTTTATGAAATGACTATGGGAAATTCTGCTGTAGCTCCTCATACATATAAAGCTACGGTTAGTTTAGATGAGTTTGGTCAACGTAAGATGAAAAGTAAGTTGGCTGATATAGAGGCTGGCTTAAACAGACTTGGCCAGATAGCTATTCCTATAATGCAAGAATTGTATACAACACAAAAAATTGTTAGACTTATTCAACCTAATAATAGTATAAATGAATATACTATTAATAAGAGACTTTATGATGACCATTCTAATGAAATAAAAGTTTTAAATGATATTACAGTTGGAAAATACGATGTCGTTGTTGTTACTGGGTCTACGATGCCTACAAACAGAATGGCTCAATTAGAAATGTATATGGATGCTTACGAGAAAGGTATTATCGATAAGCAAGAAGTATTAAAGAAGACAGAAGTCTTCGATATGCAGGGTGTCCTGCAAAGAACAGATTTGATACAACAGTTGCAAGGACAGTTACAGCAGGCAACTGAAACTATCAAGCAAATGCAAGGAGACTTGCAAACAAGAGAGCGTGAAATTTATCACGCCAAAATGAAAGCCGAAATCGAAAAAACGAAGTCCAATTTGAAGGGAACTGAAAATCGGGCTAAAATGTCTGGCACTCTATTTGAGAAACGCCTAGATGACGCTTTAGGGCAAGTTAAAAAAGAGGTAGCGGAAGCTTCCTCGAAATCAGATTCACCTTCTTCACGCCCTAAGAAGAAGCAATCTAAAAAATAGGAGATATTATGGCAGAAGTAGAACAAGTGACTACCCCTGAACCTGAACTTCACAGTGTGGACGTGCAGGATGAAGGCTCATTAGTCGATGATGTCATATTCGGTGGTGAAAAAGGCTCTGTAGCCGATGTTTTTGAAGGAGCTGACGAAGCGGAACAAGCTATAGCTGAACCTGCGTCAGTACCCCAGCAAGAAGCACCTGTACAGCAAGCCCAGGATAACGATGAAGTAAGATACCAATATTGGCAGTCTCAAGCTGATAAAATGAAAAACGAGCGTGATAAATTGCAGCAGCAATTTAATCAGCTCGCTACTCAGCAGACACCTGCTCAGCAAGAGACTCAACCAGTAGAAGAATCTGAACCAGACTTTCCAGACCCACCAGAGAAGCCACAGAAACCGTATAATTTTAATATGGATGAAGCATTGTCTGATCCTCAATCTGAAAGTGCTAGATTTGTTCAAGAAGAGAACGCTTGGCGTGATCAAATGGATGAGTATAAAAACTTACAGTTTGAATATCAAATGGCAATGATGCAAGATGAAAGAGAAAAGCTACGAACTGAACGTCAAAATGATATTCAGCGTCGTGAAGCTGAACAGCAACAGATAACACATATGAATAATGTTAAAGAAACAGTAATGAATCAATTTAAGGTTGATGCAACAACTGCAGATGATTTTATTCGTGTTATGTCTGAGCCTGAATCAATTAATCTTGAAAATCTATGGAGACTTTATGCAGCAGATAAAGGTTACAGCTCCCCTCAGACCCAACCAACTCCTTCAAGTGAGTTTGAGCAAGTTAAAAGGGCACAGCAAGTACCTTCATCTATGGGTGTTATGCCTTCTCAAACTGGACAAGATGAGGGTAATGTAGAAGATAAGATTATAGACAGCATGATTGGTGACTATAATAAGCAAAACCCTTGGAACTAATTGGAAACTAATTGGAGTAAATAAAGATGGCAAACGTATTTAGTATCACCTCTGGTGGAGGTATGCAGTCATCCTCGATTGATCATTCCAGACGGATGTACAATTTCGGGGAACGTGTTGCTGAACTCGCTCCAAAGCAGTCTCCATTCTTTACATATTTGTCTAAAGTAGCAAAGAAGCCTACTGATGATCCTGTTTTTAAATTTTTAGAACAGCGTCATCAATGGCAGCGTCGTAATTTTGAAGTTAAAACAGCAATGACTAGCTCTGCTCATAGTGGCAGTGATGCTAACTTCAACCTTACCAACCTGCAGGTGGACTGTCTTTATGATAAATATGGTCGTGTTGTAACAACTGCTACCTGTCCTAACTTTATTTTAAGTGGACAGATGGTGGCAATTGAAGTAGAATATGATGCTAACGGCAGTGATGCTGGTGTTGGTTCAGAAACTGCTGCAATTGCATATTATAAAGTTAATGCTGATCCAGATGTAAGCAATTCTGCTTATGCTGAGATTGACTTAACCTTTATTAAAGTTGTCTACAAACCTGACGGAACAAATGCTGGTGAAATTACTGAAGCTTCTGCTTCTAAATTAATTCATCGTGCGGATGCGAAATGTCAGGTTGTAGGTTCAGCATGGGCTGAGGGATCAGTTGATCCTGAAGGATGGAAAGACGAGTTTTACGATAGAGAAGGATATTGTCAGATTTTTAAGACGGCAATCTCTTTATTTAGTGGAACTTCATTAGCTACCCGCTATCGTGGTGTATCTAATGAGTATAAGCGAGTCTGGCAAGAAAAGTTAATGGAACATAAAATGGATTTAGAGCATGCAATGTTATTTGGTATTGGGTCAGATGATTCAACTACAACAGGGCCTGTTAGACGTTCATGGGGTATCGTACCCTACACAGAAGCTTATGGAAAGATTAAAACATTTTCATATGGAACTGCGTCATACGATGACTTTATTGATGCAATGGAAGATGTTTTCTCACCTGAATCAGGTAATAGTGGAAACAAACTTGTGCTTGCGTCACGTAGAGTACTAAGTTACTTTAACAAACTTGGCGGAAGCTCTTTCTTAGGAAACACAATGGCACTTGGTCATACTACAACTACAAATGGTTCAAACTATGCAGCAGCATCGAATGGCTATAATGTAGATATCCAAAATGTTAAAGGTTCATTTGGACACAATGTAACACGAGTAAATACACTTTACGGTGACTTACACTTGGTCGAACAGCCTTTATTTAGAGGAATGTGGGAAGACTATGCTATTATGATCGACATGAAGAACGTAGCTTACCGTCCATTAGCTGCTAATGGCACATCGAGAGATACGCACATTATCACTAATGTACAGAACAACAATGTTGATGGAAGAAAAGATATGATCTTGACCGAAGCTGGTCTTGAGATTTCTTTACCTGAAACTCATACCTTGTTGAAATTCTCAAGTTAAATCAGTAATTTAAGGGGGGCTTTTTAGCCCCCCAGCTGAAAGGAAAGGAAAAATAATGGGAAGAATGAGCCAAACAGCTTTACTGTTTACAGATGCTAGCTCTATTACGACCAATGCTACTACTCAGACAAAAAGCTCAGCAATTTATGTTGGTGTAGCTGGAAATTATGAGTTTTATGTAAACGGTGCTTGGGTGCACTTTAAAGCTGTTCCAGCAGGTACTGTTTTAAACATAGAAGCAACAGGTGCTCGTGATCAGAGTGATGGCTCTGCTTGTGCAGCTGGTGAAATTGTATTTTTAAGATAAGTATGAAAATTGTAACTAGTAATGATATTGGTGGCCCTTGGCAATCTGGAAAAGAAGAAGTCAATGATAACAGTAGACGCCAACAGAATACCAATTCTAAAAAATCAAAGAAAAGCAAAAAGAAATGAATAGTGTTGTTGCAAAGGTAGTTGTCAGTGCTATAAAGAATAATAGGAAAGCGGTTATAAAGCATTATGCTTCTAAATATCGTATGTCTGAATCAGCTTTAAAGAAGACAGCTAGAAGAATAGATAAAAAAACTCCTAAGCCAAAAAAGATGAGTAAGCGTGAAATAATGGCTAGAACTAGATTAGGTCAACAAGTATAATGGCATTTGTAGATGAAGTAGGGTATTATTCTGGAAGCACTACAAGTAAGAATAGTGAAATATCAAAATTCTTAGCGAATGGTGTGCAGTGGGTTATCTCTATGATAGAGAAGACTAATCCTGATATGTTACCATTATTTGCCTCGTTGCAAACATTAAACGATTCTACAAAAACATTAACATTAGCTACTAATTCTAAAATTATAGATATAGTAAGAAGAAATGGTAATGCAAGTGCTGGAGAAGAGCTCAAATGTAGCCCAATAAATGCAGCTTTTAGAAGTAATGCTAAAAATACTGATAGTATTTATTACGCAAGTAAAGATTCTCCAGTTTATTATATCGACAATGGAGTTCTTAATGTTTTACCAGTTCCAGACAATGACGAAATAGTAAAGATAAGTATAGTATTGCCTGATACTTCGGTAGCTCATAGCGATAGCTCTATAGATAATTTTCCTTCTGAAATGTATCATGCAGTAGTATTATATGCAGCAGCTCAGCTATTACAT